GGCTACCCCTTCAGTGTCTCCTCTTTTTACCCACGTTGAAAAAGTTCGTTTAGATGTGTCTGTTGCTGTACCAAAATCAGATTTAGTAAGGTAAGCCGTAGAACCATCAAACCGCAGAGACTGAGCAACAGCGTGACTACCTAAAGGTGCGCCACCACCACCTAACGGTCCACCCGGCGCACCCGCACCGCCTAGTCCAGCATGATTTCCTTTTACAATACTCATATTTTAATTACACACCTTGTGATGTTAGTGAACCTGATACAGATAATAGCACATCGCTTGTTCCTGATGTACCCACTGTATAATAGGCTAAGTGATACACTCCTGCTGTTTGTATAGCAGTTAGTGCTGATGCATTCATCGCAACTACAGCATTGGCAGTAATAGCTACACCATTTGAATTATCCAATTTAATATTCCCGGATTGCCCAGCCACAACATTACTAAAAGTCAATTCAAAATCATTACTAGCACTAGGTGCGAGTGAGAAGTTGGTATTTGAGGATAGATCAAGTGTAGCAACTAAAGGCGATCCCGTTTCTGTTACTGCTGTCACAGCATTAGTACCATCTGTACTTAATGCACGTCCTGTTACAGTAACTTCATCTGCACCAATCTCTAATACAGTAGATGAAGTATCTTGAATCTTGATGCTACCTTCACTTGTAGCATTATCAATAATACTGTCAGTACCATCGTGATAAATCTCTAGGTCATTACCTGTACCAAACCGCAAGCGATCATCTGTTGCTGCACCACTGTCATCAAACTCAATGTTAAAGCCATCTGCAGTAAGTGTACCACCAAGAGCAGGTGATGTATCACTTGATATACTTGTTCCCGGTAATGCTTCAAGCTGTATTGTACCACCAGTGTTATCATATGTCAACACATAATTATCTTGACCTGCACCTATACTTTGATCTGCGTCAAAAGTAAATACACCTACATCAACATTACCTGTTCCTGCAGGAGTAAGAGTAATATTACCATTCGTATTTGTGCTTACAATAGAATTGCCATTAACATTCAGGTTGTCAACTTGCAACTCTGTAACGGCACTGTTTGTACCAATAGTTACACCGTCAATAGCACCTGCATCAATATCAACCTTACTAATATCTACTTCGCCTGTACCATTCGGTGTCAGTGCAATGTTGCCGTTTGTATCGGTAGACGTGATAGCATTGCCATCAATATTAATATTATCAATCTGCGCTTCCGTAACAGCACTGTTTGTACCTAAAGTAATACCGTCAATCGCACCACTGTCGATGTCTACTTTGGTAATATCAACTTCACCTGTACCATTAGGTGTAAGTGCAATGTTACCGTTAGCATCTGTGCTTGTAATAGCATTACCGTCAATATTAATATTATCAACATCAAGGTCTGTATTAATTACAACTGTACCAGTTCCATTTGGTGACAGGTTAATATCGCCGTTAGTATCTGTGCTGCTAACAGTGTTGCCATCTACATTGACATTACCAACAGTAGCACCTGAACCATTCAGCTTCAAGCGTTCTGCAGCAGCAGTACCAGTTGACATGGTTTTGAATATCATGTCAAACTCTTCAGATGTAGGTGTTAAACCGCTGGCTGATGACTCAATAACGCCACCAATTTCTAAGTTATCTGAAGCAGTTTCAGTGGAGAACTCAACGCCAGTACCGATGCCGACAGCAGGTGTACCACTACTTTGTGCTTGTAGTTTAAGAACATCAGTTACAGCATTGGTTGTAGAGTTTTCTACATTTAGTGTTACGCCTGTATCTGCTACGTGTGTAATATTTACTTCGCTACCTGCACCTAAGTTAATAACAGCAGAATCTGACGATAAAGTAACATCATCACCAACGTCCAAGTTACTTGTAATATTAACATCTGTGCTAACATCAAGCTGACCAGTAATATCTACACCATCTGCATCCGTAGCCAGTTTAGTACTGTTATCATATAATAGTGTTGCGGTACCATCTTGAGTGAACTGGGCTAAAATTTCATTGTTGGCAGCATTTTGAATTTTTAAATCATTGCTGCTTATTACTAAAGAACCAGTTCCGATGTCCGAAATAAAACTGTTACTGCCATCATGGTACATCTCTAAATCAGGAGAAACACTATTACCAAACGTAAGTTTTTCACTGTCGTCAAGATGCAAACTATCTACAGCTAGTGAGCCAGTAACTGTAACGCCCGTTGCTGTTGTTTCAAACTTTTTACTGTTATCGTGGTAAAGTTCTACTGCACCATCTGCAACTGCAACTATGCTATCTTCACCATTTTTAGCTTGAATATTTACGCCTGTATTAGCATTAATGTTTATATCTGCTAATGCGTATACATAATTTGTTGTTCCGTTGTGGTAAACTTGCAAATCATCGCTATCTCCAAATACAGCTTTAGCATTATCTCCAAACTCAAGAGCATTATCACTTGCATCAAATACAACATTATATGCAGCACCTGTAAGTGTTATATCGCCTGTTGTTGTTGCATTTACAAGATTAGCTGTACCAGCAAGGTGAAGGTCTTTATACTCAAGAGAAGATGTACCAAGGTCTAGTGTGTTAGTCGTCTTAGGACGCATTTCTGTAGACGACACAACCACATCTTGCACAGGACCAACCACAGTAATTGGACCACCTTCTGCAGCAGTACCATCGTGTGTATGTCCTGTGGTAGCATTAAAGGCTGCTTCAATGGCATCATATTCGCCATCAAAGTCAGCAGCGTTAATTACGTTACCGTCAGCAATATTATTAGCTGTATCGTTTCTAGTGTATCCTGTTCCCATAGTTTTTACCTTCTTGAGTTAGTGGCATATTCTACCGTTAATGCGTCAAGGGAAAACGGCGGTGCCTCTGTAGCAGAATCAAACAAGAATGAAACTGCAAATCCTGAACCAACAACTTGGCTTTCAAATAGCTTAACTAGCTTGGCTCCATAGGATGTTACACCAAATGTACCTTGTCCAAAGAAACCAACAGTACCCTGTGTGTTTTGAATGTTAATAGGTGCTGGTTGTATTATACCTGATTCGTCAAAATCTAACTTTAAACTTAAATCAAATGCCACACTACCTTGTGGGTCTGTATACAAAAATATCTTGTAAAAAGTTTTTCGTACACGTGGGTCTTCGATAGGAATAAATGGTGTAGCAAAAGTAATTTGTATTGGTGTACCATCAAAATCACTGCCTGATTCCATTTGATACAAGTAGCCATCATTATTAGCAAAGACTACGACTTCTGTATTTAAGTGGTAGTTACTGTCTGCTACATATGCTCGTATGCCTCTTGTTTCTGCATACTGCATATTTTCACCGCCCTGCACCGCAAACTGCGTAGCAATAATACCTTGAGCATTTTCCTGTGTAATGTTATTATTGTATCCAAGTATTCTATACTGCGACTTTTCTCTAATAACACAGCTTGAAAAATTTGTATTCGCTGAAATAAATGTTGTTAAGTTATCCTGTATTATCTTAGATACAACACCTAATCCAAAGTCACCTAGTCTATCTGTTGCACTTAACAGTCGCAGACCGTCAGGTGCTAAGAACATAATGTCACCACCGACTTCTTGAATGGTGTCACTTTCAATACAGCCAATATCATTTGTTACTGGCTGCAATGTAAAGTCTGCGATAGTGTTACCAACTAATCTTTGTATAGATACTTCAGTAAAAATAATTAACTGGTCACGAAATACTTCTAGTCCAGTAATGGGTGAGCCTACATTGATTGCACCTGCGCCATTAGCTACTGAAAAGTCATTGTCTGTATATGGTGCAGTAAAATTAAGGTTAGTTCCTTTACCAAAGAACAAAGCATTTTTAAAGTTGCTTACAAAAGATGCACCTTTTACATCTGCTGGAGCATCGTTCAGTGCTGTAAATATGCTATCATCATATGTGGCTGGTGCATTGGCACCGTCAACTATAGCAATCTTCTGCGTACCATCGTAGTTGTATTTAGCAAACCGGGTACGTGATGCACCTTCTCTACTGGTAGATATAAATGTAATGGCGGCATTATCTGCTGGGCTAGAGTTAAGTGCCGGGTCTATGCTTATAGTTGCTGCACCAGAAGTAACGCTAGGTGCTGCTGTGACTGTATATATTAAGTCTACACCAGCAATAGTAAACTGGTCTTGTGCCTGTGGAGTAGCGTCTAAACTATCTACCGCTAATGACGAACCTGTTTGGCTTCCACCATTTACTAATACAGTACCATAACTAGGCACATTTATTTTAGTATAGCCAGTACCTGTAGTGCTGTATATGTCATCATTTTTAGCAACAATAGATTGGCTTTCCCAGCTTGCTACGCCTAATGCAAGGTAGTCTAGTACGGTAGATACAAACGTAATGTCATCTTGATCTGACGGATTGACCACCATTGTCTGGTCAAATGTTAATGTTGCTCTGTTTACACCTGCAGAAAAACTCACGCCGCCTGTGGCTATAGTATATCTGAAACTAAGAACAGCGTTGTCTACAGGAGTAACTGCTAACTCTGGTGTTATTGTAAGAGTAGATGCTGTACCTACAAGAGCCGTTGCTGCGCTTACTGTGTATACAGTTGTGTCACCTGCTATAGTAAATGTATCATTTGCAGATGGGGCTACATCTAATCCGTCTACGTCTAGTGATGTACCTGTCTGCGCCGCACCTGCAACTGCACCACCTGTAAATGTCAACAGGTCACCCGCAACAGGTGTTTGATGTATATTTGCTATTGTAAGTGATGTACCACTTTGACTACCACCATGTACCTTTGGTGCGCCATATGGCGGAATTATATCACTGTCATATTTGTCGTAGCCCTCAATTCTACGATAGCCACCCTCAACAGACGGTTCAAAGTTACGTAGTATTCTTGCGCTACCCGGTGCGTTAATACCCTGCTGCAAAGGTGACAGATTACTTATAAGACCACCACGAAACTCAACGGCATAGGTTTTCCATGCATCAGCCATAAATTACCCCTATGTTATTGAAGAATATCCGTATCTAAGGCCACCACCTGTGTTTTGCGGAATCATATAAGAACGCACATACCGTGTACGGTTAATCAACATTGAACGCATATATTTAATGCCTTCATCAAACTTTTCTTTCATTACCAACGCATCTTGTGTATTACCACGGAACAAGTATGCATAGTGCATAGCACCATCTACAATCACATGAACAAACCTATCAGGTATTACTATTGTATCAGTGTTTGCAGATAAGTCAGCAGTAAAGTTAAAGTACTCATATACTAACTCATATGCAGCATTTGGTTCTGGGGATAAAATAAACTCAAGGGAAGGGGCGTGTATTACACGAGTGGGAACACCTTGGAAACTGGTGTTGTTATATTCTTGTGCTACAAATTTATCTAAGTATTCTTCATATGTCATAGGTAATATACGAGTTGTAGAATTACCTAGTGAACTATTTTCTTTAATTCTAAAAGTATCAAAGTTAATTACCTTGCAATCAGCAGGAAAAGAATAACGGCTCTGATTAGCCGTTAGTGTTAATTCTTCTACATTATGGTTAAAAGGCCACTCAAATTCAGATTGATTTATATATCTAATAGATGCATTAACAGCGTCCTTTGCGTGTGCATAAAAACCTGTCGCACTTGCAAAGTTTGCAGAAGTTAATTCAACTTCATTCAAACGTCTGTTTACTTGATTTACTAATTGTAAAAATGTCGTAGCCATCTATGTTTCCTCAAAAGAAAAGTGAAGGGGCAAGTTGCCCTGCCCCCTCAACTATTTAGGCAAGTGTGTCACGATCTACTTCGTTAGCAGCCATGTCACCTGTGTCTGCCATGTTCATCAGAACTGCGAACACACGGACTTTACCTTCAGTTGGAGCAGTGGTTGCTGCCTGAAGTTCCCAGTCAATTGTGTCTTCAGCTTCGATGAAGATTGGAGCAGATGCATCAGCCATAGTTGCATAGCCAACACCAGATGTCAAAGAAGCAGAGTCATCGTCAATGTCAAAAGATGACACAAAACGAGTAACATCTACACCAGTAACACCAAGGTTAGCAGTACAACCATCAGCAGCCGTTTGTACAGAAGCAGTCATTTCAAACCCTGCGGTAAGAATGAGTGTTTCAGCGGGTACTGTGATAGCCTGAATAATTTCCCCAGCTTCAAGTACACCGCCTTTTGCGGTTACTGCAGCAGCCAAGTCAATTTCTTGCTGTACCATGTACGGTTGACGACCACGTGCGCCTACACCACGGGCGACAGATTTAAGTGTGGTAATTGTTCCAGCAGCCATAATCTATTCTCCCTTATGCTAAGTGGTAAGAGGCGTTAACAAGTGCCTCTGGACGCAGAATCTTACGTCCGTACAAATGCATACCACGAACAATGTCAGCGAAGCTGTCAGGGTCACGGTAGGTTTCGGTCTTGTTAATCTGCTCTGCAGTTGCAACAGCAGATGAATGACCAGCAACAATCACACCAAAGTTGGCAGCAGAGTTGGCACCCGCAAAGGATGGACCTGTACCAAGGGCTGGCAGATTGTTAGACGAGTACACGGTAAAGCCATGAATGTTGTTGCTTACAACGCCATTCTGCAAACCAGAACCGCCAAAGTCAGCATCAAACAGACGTGAGTCTTCGTCTTTCAGGATTTCCATGAACACTGGGTCCAAAACAAGCCAACGACCCTGTGTGTCAACATTCTGCTGATCCAGCAAACGTGACATACGGGCGATAACCTGCAGTGGGTTAGCGTCACCAGCAGTTGAAGGAGCAGCACCTGCACCTGTACGTGGGCTGATAGCGATTGCCTCGCCACCTGTCAGCGTACCACCGCCATCGTTGAAGTCCGTACCTGTCAACTTCATTGATGTCAACAGTTCGTCTGTACCTGCAGTTGAAACAGCGACAGAACCGTTTACAGTTGTGTTAACTGTGTCTGGTGTGCCGTGAATTGCAGACTGCTTGTAACCTGACAAGTAACCAAGAACGTCTTGGTCAAACTGGTCAGCAAGGCGATACGCAGCACGGTCGCTTGCCAGTGACTGGAAGTTTACGTGTGAGTGTGCCTCTTCAATGTCGTCAACCTTAAATGCAAAGTAGTTAGCTTTGTCAACTGTCAGGTTGAAGTCTTCGTCATCAAGGTCTTGAGGAGTGATTGTAGTACCACGCTCATATGCCTTAACTGTAATCTCTGGTTCTTTGATGATTTTAACTGAATCGCCCATTGAAGCGATTTCACCAAAGTAATCAGAGTTGGTGATTGCCTCACAAACAGCGGCCTTGCGGAAAGCAAGTTGCACCTGTTTGGAGTAAATTACTGGTGAGAAATTACCATTAGGCAGGTTCCCATATCCAGCAGCGGAAGTAAAAGCCATTTCCATCTCCTGTTATTAGCTTTACAGATGCAAACATTACAAGTCTTAGCAGAGGCTGAACAACGTAGGGTGTGTATTCTAGTTAGGTGGCCACCCAACTATTCAACAGGCCATGTTTATCAGGTAATCCGAAAGGGTTATTGTTGTTTGCTGATCATAAGTGTAACCAAGTAGCTATCTCAGTTACACTTATCTGACTATAGTTATATGTAAAAATAACTGCTTGTCAACCTTTTTTTACACTTTTATCTAGCAGAGCCAGATACATCATAGATAAACTTACCAGAACGGATAGCTTCCATGATTTCGTCAGACCGCTTTTCGTATTCTTGCGGCGACATTTTTTGTACCTGTGATTCTTTTAGATATGTAGTTGCCTCATTTTGCTGCGGCTTACTACGTGAATCTTTTGTCGATACAGACTTAGCTGCAGCTTTATCTGTCTTGGGCTTGTCTTTACTAATGCCCATGTCAGCTTTGTACAAATCAATGGCTCTAGCAGCAGAACGTGCGTCATTGTCATTATCATACAGTGCATCTTGTACCCACTTAGGCTGTTCTTCTGCCCACTCGTGGAACTCATCACTGTCACGGATGTCACCAAAGTCAGGGTGTAACCGCATTAGTTCTGCTTCAGCTTTTTCTTTAGTGGCACTATTCTGCAACTCATCAATTGCTTTCATACGTTCTTCCAGTGCTGTTGACTGTTCACGTGCCTTCTTCATAGCAATTGTTTCAACGATAGCTGCTACATCAGGATAGTCTGCTGCCCACTGTTCAATGTCTTCGTCAGACTTAGGCAGTTTCATTTCTTTCTGTGCAGCTTGGCTGAGTTGAGATTTAAGTGATTCAATCTCTTTCTTTAACTCTTCAGCCTGTTGTTGCTGGTGCCTACGCAAATCAGAGTAACGCTTCTTAAATGTTTTCTCTTCTGCGTTTGCAGGTTCAGCTTCTTCAGGTTCAGCAGTAGCCTCTTGCTCTACCTCACCCTTTTGTTCTTTCATCAACTGTTCTAGTTCTTCTTCTTCCATCTTGCGTTTTTCTTCGTTACTATATTTACGATTTGCAAACGCAATCTTCTTTTCAGGCTTCATTTCTTCAGCCATAATAGCTTGTTCTGCCATTGTTTGTACTTCCTTTTGTTGGGGCCAACGTAGCCACGCCGGGGTGGGGGATGGGTAGGCCAACTAATTGTGAGGTTGTTTTACAAGCCCCTCACGCAGCTTTATCTAGCAGTATTTCTTCCTGTATCACCCCTGCTATGAGAACCGCCTGTTCCACTACTGCTGCTGCCGCCACCGCCGCTGCCGCTTTTGCCGCCCCTGTCGCTAGGACTACTTGCACCAGTTGCTGAATCACCACTATCGCCGTAGCTATCCTTACCTGTACTGCTACTTCCAGTGCCGCCCATTCCACCCGGACCTAATCCACCAGTTCCGGCTGCACCAGTGCTGGTTTTACCACCGCCAATACCTACACTACCGCCTGTGTCTGAAGGGTCATCTTTATCAAATCCATATGTACCTTGTTTAATACCCTCTTTTACTTCTGCTGACTTTCTGTCACGTTTCTCTTGTGCAGTAAGACCGCTTTCTTTTGAAGTTCCAACTACGCCAGCTTCAATATCTTTAAGTTCTTGCGATAACACTGCATCTACATAATCTTTTATCGCTTTCGGGTCTTTCCACGCACCGCTTTCCCTATCTATTTCTACTTCAGAAATATTTTTAAGGTCTTCTAAAGACAAGTCTCCATCTTTATACGAACCAATTAATGAATCAGCAATAGTAGCTGCTGATTTAGAAATAGTTGCTGCTGTAGGCGCACCAGCTTTTAAACCAGTCTTAGACTGTAGTGCTTGAAGTAAACTTGTGTTTTCTACAGATAAATTCATTGCTGCATCCATTGTGTAACCGATAGCATCCAGTTGTTCTGTAGTAGCGTTATCCAACGAATCAAAACCAAAATTATTTATTGCTGTATCTCTTGCTACATTGCCCATTATTGCTTTTGTTTTTGGTTCAGCAAGACCTAAAACTGTTGACCCTAAAGCGGCAATTGTGCTCGTACTTCCAAATTGATTCATACCTAATTTTGCTTTAGCTTTATTATACGCTGTACTAGGACCAAATAAACTCGTACCCACTTTACCTAATGTAGTACTAGTGGTAGGAGTTGTTGAAAGAGTATTATCTCTACCACCGTCATCACTCACTTGTGCCTGACCAACAGTAGGTGTTACAGTGGTGGGTGCTTCTTCTGGCAATGCTGTCTGGTCGCCAATAGAACGATAACCTTCAGGAATAGGATAAACAGGTTTACCATCTACAAAAGGTATCTGTAATACTTGACCTGCATCATTTACATAAGTGCGTAACTCTGAACCCTGATAGCCTGAACCAACCATTTGACCAAAGGTAGGTATGTTAGTTGTTTGATCTGCTGTAGTATATTGTGTCCCCGTATATTGCACAGGTTGCATATAAGGTTGTGTACCTGTGTATGGAGTATATCCAGTATTAGGCATTTGTTGTGCTGGTTGAAAACCCGCTATACCTGTTCCCGGCATAGCATACGTACCTGTTCGTGGATCGTATGAAGGAACCATACCACCTGCTTGCATCTTTAGTTCATCACTATTGTACTCGCCTTCATCATCAATGTCAAGGTCATACATATCAAATGGCAAGTCATCTTGCACAACAGCTTCTTCGCTATTGCCCATCTGACCCATAGCTTCCATCTGCGACAAGCCTTGTTTTGCCTCTTGACGCATACGCATTAAGTTTTCAAGGCCAATGTACCGCACTACATCTGCAGGAAAAACAAACTCGCCTTCACTCAACTGAGCAGGAATGTCATCACGTACTTCTTCACGCAATGAACCGGGTGGTACTTCGTTGCCTGACTCTTCGTCAACCATACCGCCTTCATCCATAAGGCCACCTTCGTTGAAGCCACGTTCTACAGGCTCAAAGAGTTCCATTTGTTCTGCCATACGTTTAGCCATAGTATTATCCTTCAGCTTGCGCTACGTCCTCACGTAAACGTCTTATCTTACGCAGTGCTTCAACAGCACCTTGTGCCTTATGCACAGTAATCATATTCTCAGATTGTTCTAATACTTTGTGTTGCTGTGCAATAAGCACATCTAAGTAATTACTGAAGTGGTCCCATTGGCGGCTGTTGCTGACCAGCCCCTTCAGCTTGCTGAGTATTTCCTTGTCCATTCGCACTAAATCCTTGTTCACCCGGTACAGGAACCTGTCCAGTACCTACGTTGCCACCACCTGCACCTGTTGGGTCCATTGCATCTGCACCCGGCGGTGGTGTCATACCACCCTGCTCTGGTTGCATTGGCTGTTGGAAGCCCTTCATAATTTCTGCTTGCAGTGCAGCTTCGTCCATATTGTTGGTTACTTTGTCGGGGTCTAAGTCCATAGACTTTGCAATCTCACGGATTACATACTGGAACTTAGCAAAGGGTGCGAGTGCAGGATTACTTGCAATTTGCAAGAACTGCATTAGACGCTGGCTACGCACTTCATTAGCCATAAGACTTTCTGTACCCCGTGCCTTAACTTCTAAGTCGCCTTTGATTTCTGGGTCAAAGTCAAACTGCATATTAAAGCGGAAGAAACCTTCACCAAGTGGGCGAAGCAGATAGTCGTCTACATTCTTAATAACTGTTTTGGTGCTACCTTGTGCAGCACCCATAAGCATTGAGATACCTGACGCTGTACGGCCTACACCAGATACACCTGTCTGTCCATGCGCAAATGATGGGAAGCCTGTGCTTTCATCTGCCAGTACACGTGCCTTGTCAAATAGCATCATGTTCTCAGAAGATACGTTAGGGAACTTTGTGCCAAAGATAGCTTGACCCGGTGCGCCACCCTGTCTGCGGAATACCTTGCCCGGATACAGTGACAAGTCCTGACCCGGCACTAAGTTTGTTTCGTCTACCTCAACAATCAAGTTGCCAGACAGTACAGCGTTATCAACAGCCATACGCATAAAGCCATTCATTAGTGTCTGCGTATCGTCCATGTTCTCTGCAATACCTACACCAAAGAATGAATATGGGTTCAATTCATATGGTGCAGCGGAGTATGGAATCTTAGATGGCTTGAATGGATTAAGAACCATACGCATTAGTTTGCCGTTACATATCCAAACATTAGCTTGCAACTCATCAAACTCTTTTAGTTCTTTTGGAATATCTACGCCCTGCTCTTCAAGCAGTTCTGTATCCACCATGCCCCAATACTCAAGCACTTCAAAGCGATCAACGCCATGCTCTGGTGCATAGTCTGCCAAGTCATCTTCCCAATACTGCTTGGTGTAGTTCTCACCCATAGCAATAACTTCATTGATAACTTCGCCACGGAAGTATGGACGCTTCTTT